CCAGCGAGCGTTTTCCAGACTAACCGGAAAACAAGCACTGTGTCTGCCCAGCATGGGAGAGGTTGCCTCGACAATTCTCCAGGGAACAAGTCCCCGAAGGAGGTCATCGAGCCACCCTGCAGATTGCCAAAGCCCCGCATCATAAAACTGATTGCGGAGCGCGGCAACTGAGGCAATCTCCCGAGCGTGCGTTCGTCGCGTGGGTAACATATAACGAAGGCGAAGGACTGTAACGTCCTCGCCGTCGTAATAGTCCCCTCCACAAGACTCTCTGAACTTGCCAGTCCAGAAAGACTTGCCGGGGGAAACTACAAACCCGAAAGTTTGTAGTTCCTCGACGACGAATTGCACGTAATGTACGGGGACGATTATATCGTCGCCGTACACGCGTACCTGCCCAACCAAGGCCTGAAGGTCTCGGTTGGTAAGGCGGCGGTTGAGCGCTCTTTGAATCCCGAGAAAGACAATCGTCGTAAAGACGAGAGCTTCAACGGGAAAACAGAGCGCTGAACCCATAGACGCGAACTTGGCTAGGCGAATAACGCCGTGGCCAGGTACATCAGCCTTCCGCGATCTACAAGCCTCAACCCCGGCAGCAAGCCAGGGGAAGAAGCGAAATAGACTGCGTACATGCTGATTCGAAACGCGGTCCGAGGCCTCAGACAAGTCAAGCGTAGCAACGCTTGAGTTCTGTGAGCCTACTCGTGCCATCCGCCGGTTCGGCAGCTGGTCACGGAACCCGATAAACGAAGAGACACGGTCATCCGTCTCTAGTTTATCTTCGAGATCAGAGGATATCGCTTGCTGCATATACTGCATGCAGGTGGGCTCCATCGCAATGATTCTCGGCGTTTTGAGCGTTTTAGGCACAGTGATGACCTTAACAGGTCTTTCTGCGCCGGGTTCGAGGATGGACACGTCTTCCAGGTGCGCAAGCGCCAGGGAGAAACTGGTAGCCAAGTATTCCTGATGAGGGAATATCGACTCCAGCCGTTCCGTCCACTCTTTCTGCTCCCACTTCGCGTTACCGCGGAGACGGTCTGCAGTAGAGCCGGGACCGTGTCTGGGAACGAGGTTTCCATAGTAGATAGCCTTATCTACGGACTGGAAAACGTCGGCCCACAGAAAAAGACTCATCCTTTCGAAGGCCTCTAAGTTCAGAGGACTAAGAGAGGCATCGGCCTTCTTCACATCCTGCTCACACTCGATGTACTTATCGAACGCGGCTGAAACGCGCCCCGATGTACAGGGGAGTTTCATTTTTTGCCACATCAGTGTAAACTGACGTATGGCAAATATCGCGTCGATAGAGGGTGCATCGAGCAACCGTCCGTCAGCACGGTCGAACACCTGCTCCATGAAACCTTCGAGGAATCGAGGGAGACATTGTCTCCGGTGAAATCCCGGAAAGGCACTGGGAGCGACGGAGCCTCGGTCGAGACTTTTTTGGAAGTCTTTTCCGAAGTCCGCCAGGGTTATCGTGAGGAACGATAACCCCTCGTGTTCAAACCGATCCGTGACCGTTTTTAAGTCACGGATGGTACTCGTGCGACATCTGGTCCCCAGTTCTTGGAGGACCACCCGACAGAACAGCATCAGGCTTTTCATGTCCACCTACTCTCATGAAGGTAGGACATCCCTAGAGATGGTTCGCCAACTTTAGGCCAGCCTGAAGCAACGTTCTACGACTCGCCTCCACAGACCTTGTCAGCATTGACATAGGTCGGGGAGGCTCCGTCAGCGTTGAGCCACTTCACCATCGCGGTGATGAGGTCTCGCTGCTGGACGGTCGTAAACGTGTTGTCTCCAGGAGCGTCGACGAGGAGCCGGCAAGTAGCCGAGCTCTTTCGATTCAGACCCGTGATCGGGTCTGCGACGATCTTGGAGAACTTCAGATCGATCGCACGGCGCTTACGCCCACGAGACGTAGTCTCCTGGGAAACTACCAGAGTAGCCGCTCCAGTGGAATCCGCAAAAGTTGCGGGCCACGGAACGGTCTTCGGGCAGCTGTAAGCAGTCCCTGAGATCGTAACTGACTGCGGGTCGGCGAGAGCCATCTCACTGTCCTTCGGTTCTATGGACGGTGACAAGGATTCTCGCCACCGGACTCATGCCCTTAAGTCAGGGCGTGCCAGGCTTTGGAAATTCCCAAAGCACTGAGGATTCCCCACTGACGTTCTGAGAACGTCTGGGGATTCAGGCCGAAGCCGTAGGGAGTCGCCTTTACACGTTCCTTACGTACTGTAAGGTAATCAGTGTAAATGGCGGGGGGACAGCCCGGAAGGGCTGTGTACCCTGTGCAATCGATCTTACGTCGTGCCCAAGTTTGGCGCATAACGTAACCGTATCGAAGCACTAGGCTGTCGTTTTGGAAGGCACTAATATTGTGGATAAGATCCCCAATATCAGTAAACCAACCAAGCAGCCAACTCCATGGAAGAAGGTCCCAGATGGCCTCTTCGTCAATGCGCAGCCCGTAGGTCTTACGGGCGTTGACGAGGAATCCATCCAGCCTACCCCAAACCGGGTGATCATCCGGTAAGTGGTAGGTGAATGCACCACGAAAATACGTATAAACGTGTTTCGTGATGGATTCTTGGAACCTGCATTGCAGTCCAGACGAGCCGTCAGGCTTAGACGGCCACAGCTTTGGGCGCACCGTTGAGTTATTTGTGACGTCGTATATACGACCGTCATAACTTCGGGAGCCCAAGTGCTGGTCTTCGATCTGGATCAGTAGTCGACGTCGGATGTCAACACCCGACTTCCTCCTCAGGCGCTCTAGGGCATGGCAAGTGTCCATGACCGCCTGACTCGCAGAACGGAGATCTCTAACGACAGCACCGGAACCAAAAGCATTATTGAGATAAAGAGAGGACGCGTCATTTGCTTTAGCAAAGACAACGCCTCCCTTACCTCTGCTCTTGGGCCGGATGTCGATTAGATCCTTAAGCGCCTGCTCAGCCCCACCGGGGCCGCGGGCGGCATTAAGGAATTCTCCAATCGTTTGAGTGAGGTCGACTAGAGGATTCGTAGGAATTGTCCGTGCTATTGCATTAGTGCCGACCGATACTAGATCAGTCGACGCAGCAATATCCACGAACTGCCTCCCACCAGAGACAACAAGAGAATACGCAGGGTCCGGAACAACCGGCCCTTCATATTCGGCCGTCCGGTCGAGTGATTGAAATCGCACGTGAGGGTGTGAAACCTCAATGCGATGATCAATCGTATCGAACGGATGGCCTGTGTCTCCGTGACGATAAGCCTCAGCAAGGTTCGAGTACTCCCGCAATTCTCCGAAGGAGAGTTGGGTCGAATTCGAACCGAAGCGAAGGCCATCGGGATCCTCCCCACGAGTACGAAAACTCGTGGTCTGCTGCGTTGGAACCGCCGCCCACTGATGACCGATGCCGAAGACCTCGACATCGGAAGTGGTCCAAACAGAACCGTTTCGGTAGCGATAGCCCATGGATGAGTCATGTCCATAGACGTTCACTGGCCGACGATTCCGTTTAGAAACAACGGTTCCACCCATGGAATCTCTCCCACGGCAACTTCGCACGGGATTTCCGTGCGAAAGGAGAGCATAAGTTATCTAAACTTATGCTAGCACGAGTGCCAGGGAGGCCCCGCGAG